AAAGATGGTGATACTGCAGTACAATTAATTCCAGCTATAAAAGAATATTTAGATATTAAAGTTAAGAATGATGAGCAACTAGTAAAGATGGCGTCTATAGTACAACGGTTAGTTGTTGGGGAACAAAAGGGTTCAAGTGAAACAGAATTTGGATTATCAGATACAGAAAAATCAGAGTTGTTGAAATCATTAGAACCAGTAGCTAAGGATTTACAAAAGTACACAGATGAAATTAATAGTCAAGTAGAATCAGATACTTCGAATATAGTAGAATCATAATGTCAGTTTATTCTGAATCTCAAAGACAAAAATTTTTTACTAGAAGTGAAGCTGCAGGTACGCCAAGTGACTTAAATAAAGGAATAACAAGTAAATTAGATGTTTATAATTTAGTAACAGGTATACTAAAAGAAACAAAATCTATGCCGTTTGAAATAGATTTTTTACAAGTTCATAAAGTTTTTGATACAAAACAAGATATTATATCAGATATTAGTAAATTTGGAATGGTGACTGGAAAATTTATTTATAGTGAGTCTAAACATTTAGATAAGCCAGTACGGTGTTTTCCAATGGATGTAGATAATTTTGAATTACCTATTCCAGGTGAAGTTGTAGTTGCAATTAGATATCATAATAAAAATTACTATTTAGATAAATTAACAATAGGTGGAAAAGGTTCAAATTATGATCCTGGAATACACTATCAGTATTTAAGTCCAGAAGTGGTGTCAGCTATAAAGAAAAGAATATCGGGATACGGAGCTCCTAAAGCACCAAAAAAGAGACCATTTGTAGAACAAGGTGGTAAGGTAATTGCTAGTAGATATGGAAGTTCAATTTTATTTGATCATACAGGTGCAAAGCCAATAATACGTTTAAGTAATAATCATAGTCAACAAGGTCCTGCTCCTTATTTTGAACCTATTTTCCCTCGCGAAGGTTCAACTATTTTATTAGATAGTACTAGGTCTAAAGATTTTCCATTACCAGTAGTAAAAAACGTTATGAATATGAGAAATGGAGGTAATGATAAAGTAATTATAAATTCAGATCAATTAATATTTCAAAGTAGAGATAAACCCATTCATATGAATGGTGCTAATGAAATATATATAAATGCACCAACAGTTCATATAAATAATGAGCCAGCAGTATTAGGTAAGGTTTTAACAAAGGTATTAGAACAAATTTTAGATTTAATGGGAACAATGATAAAAGGAATATCGGCCAGTTCAGGTGCACCTGCATTAAATCCACCAGTAGCTACAAGTGAATTAACACAGCTTTATCGTATTATAGAGGACTTTTGGGCAGTTCCAACTGGAACTCATAATATTGTTGCATTAGATTCTAAGGGTAAAGATGGCTTAAAAGCTGCAGATATAAGAGAAGTATAATGCCAGATACATATATAAGTAAAAAAATAAAAAAAATAATATCTGATACTTCGGAAAAAGTAAGTAAACCATTAGCAGATTTAAAAAAATTAAATTATGATTTAGATAAATCTGCAAAACAAGGTACATTAACTAAAGCTGATCTTCAAAGTGCATCAGGTCAAGTTTTACAGATACGTAAAGTGTCTTATGATATAGATATATCACCAGTAGAGAAAGTTATAGACACTACGAAAACAACTGTTACTACAGTTAAAACTGGAAAGGAGGCAGCTATAGTAGCTGCTAGTGTAATGAATCCTGCTTTTGGACCATCAACAATAGCTATTGAAGGTGCTAAAACTCTTGTTGATTCTGCAGAGCATGCGGTACAACTAGGAGAAGATGAAATAATTAATATAAAAGCCATTCAAAGACAGGTTGGAAATCTCGTTCCAGAAACTGTAGACATGATTGATCGTCAGAATAAGCAGTTAGAGGAAAGCGCAGCTTTGCATGACGAACTCTTTACAGAGGAATGGGAAGAATTTGTTGGAAATGGACAAGCACATTCTTTTTATATGCAGGAAGCAAAGGAGGGTGTTTTAAAAAGGGATTGGGTAGATAAAGATCCTGAAAAATTAAAAATAGTTATAGAGCATGCAAAATTAAGTGGAGTATCCCTGGATCAGCTTTCCGATCAATCATCCGATTGGGCTTTGAATCAAAGAGTTGATTCAGAAATTAAAATAAATGAAATAGTACTAAACTGGATTAAGGATCTATCTCGGTGGTATGAATTAGAAAAAATAACTATTGGTAGATTAGAAGAAATATCTGAAGCGGAATTTGCTTCCGATGAAGCTAATAGTTTGAGAGCTTTAAATGAAACAGATCGAAAAGAAATGGATGCATTGAGGTGGAATATATTTGATTATAAAAGGGATTATGATATATTTGAAAAAGTGATGCTGTCTTTATCAAGTACTAGTCCAAAAGATAGATTAGTTTCTGGCGTAAAGGCGGGAAGTCTTAGGTCAGGAAGAATAACTCAAAATGAATATAATACTAAAATATCACAAAAACAAAAAGATAGATTAGATAAGTCTGTTGGTATTTTAGTAGATTTAGCTTATAATAATGTTTATATTAAATCTATCACTGTAGAAACTGGAAAGACAGAGGGGGGAGTTGAAACTTCCACTTTGTCTTCTACAGTAGTGCAACATTATGAAGGATACGAGGTAATGATGGATGTTTTTCAGGAAACTACAGTAGATGGTAGAGTAAAAAATAAAGAGTTACTTATTATCATAAATAGATATGGCACGCAAGTAATATAGATGCTAGTTATTAAATAAATGGAGTAAATTATGAAAAAAGGTGAATTAACTAAAATAATAGAACGAGCAGTTCGTAAGGAAGTTAAAAAACAAATGAATGAGATATTTATTAACGATAACAACTCATCTCAACTTTCCGAATTAGTTTCAAAATCAGTAACAGAAAAAGAGTTCAAAGAACCTATTAGGAGACAGTATAAAACTAAAACTAAACCTAAAAAGGAAGTAAATTATACATCAAACAAAGTTCTTAACAAGGTTCTGAATGAAACCGTTGGTGGAGTTCCACAAGGTGATAGTTCAGAATCTTATCCAATGATGGGTAACGGAGTATTTGATTCTAGTAAAGTAACAGAGGTAGCAATGAATAGTGGTGAATTTGGAAACACAAATGAATTTAAAAGAGAATTAGGAGCCGCTATGACAGCTAAGTCAGTAGGAGTACCAGTTGATAAAGTTCCTGAATCTACAATGAATGCGTTAACAAGAGATTATAGTGATTTGATGAAAGCTATGGATAAAAAAGGATAGTAATGCCGTCTAATAAAGAATATGATAACGATCCAGATATCTCTATAGGAATTAAATTACCAATACAATTTGGTGAAACTGGATTTTGGAATAAAACTTCTACAACGTTAGAACAAGCAGAGTATAATTTGAAAAATTTACTTTTAACCAAATTTGGTGAAAGATTTGGACATCCAGATTTTGGTTGCGAATTAGCTAATTTAAATTTTGAACAGTTAGAAGATGATATAATGGTAAAAGCTGATGAAGCTATAAATGAAGCAGTATCTAAATGGCTTCCATATTTAAACATTGTTAATATAGATTCTAGTTTAAATCCAGCTTCAAATAGATTAGATATTAGCATAACGTATAGTTTAAAAACAGATCCAACTGAATCTAATAGTGCTATGGTAACTTATAGTTAATAAATGGAGAAATGATACATGGCTAATTATGAAAAAGATATAAAGTATACTGGTAGAGATTTTGCTAGTTTACGTGAAAATTTAATGGAGTTTGCTAAAACATATTTTCCATCTGTATATAAAGATTTTAATGAAGCATCACCTGGTATGATGTTTTTAGAATCGGTAGCATATGTTGGGGATGTTATGGGTTATTATACTGATGCGGTTTTTAAGGAATCTTTACTCCCATACGCAGAAGAAAAGAATCAGATATATAATATAGCGCAGTTTATGGGATATACGCCGAGGTTGATATCACCAGCACTAACAGAAATTAAATTTTCACAAGAAGTTCCAGCACGTTCAGATGACTCCACACAACCAGATTATGATTATGCTACTAATATTAAGGAATCTACAAGAGTGTTATCACCAGCTCAAGGAGTAGAGTTTAGATTAATGTCAGATTGTAATTTTAAGGCAGATCAAGGAAATGTTATAAAAGAAGTTTCACAAACTGCTACTAATGGAACTATCGAGTATTATAGATTATTTAAAAAAGTAAAAGCTATAAGTGGGTTTTCTAAAGAGGAAACGTTTACTTTTACATCTCCACAAAAATATTCTAAAATTGTTTTAGCAGAAGAAAATGTAACGGATATTATTTCAATAATAGACAGTGATGGAAATACTTGGTACGAAGTTCCATTTTTGGCACAAGATATGGTTTTTTCTGAATTTCAAAATTTAGCTGAAAATGATAGTTCACTTGTACAGTATGATGAAACTAATCCTTATATTTTAAAGAGATTAAAAACTTCTAAGAGATTTAGAACTTATGTAAGATCAGATAAAAAAACCGAAATACGATTTGGATCTGGAACACAAGTAGCTCCAGATGAAGAATTAATTCCAAATCCAGATACTGTAGGTTCAAATTTACCAGGCAGTCCATCAAAATTGGGAATTGCATTTGATCCAAATAATTTTACACATACTAAGGCATATGGAGAAGCACCATCAAATGTAACTTTAACTATTACTTACGCTTATGGTGGAGGGTCTGCTCATAATGTTAGGGTTAACGATATAAATTCTTTTTCTAGTAAAGTTTTATCACCATTTGCTGGTAATTTAAATAGTACTAAGTTAACTAGAGTTAAAAATTCACTTAATTTAGTTAATGAAGAACCAGCTTCTGGTGGAATGGATGCGGAAGCTGTTGAAGAGATAAAACAAAATGCACTTGCTTATTTTCAAGCGCAAAGTAGAATGGTGACTAAGGATGATATAATTACAAGAATTTATGCTTTACCTGAGAGATACGGTAATATAGCAAAAGCTTACGTTGTTTCAGATGACCAAATATCTAGTTCTCCTGGGGAGCAAGTTAGTTTTACGAACAATCAATTTGGATTAAATATATATTTACTTGGATATGATAAAAATCGTAAATTAACTAATTTGAATAGTGTTACTAAACAAAATTTAAAAACCTATTTAAGTAGATTTAGAATGTTAACTGATGCTTATAATATAAAAAATGCTTACATTGTAAACATTGGGGTAAAGTTTGATATTTTAGTAAAGCGGGGATATAATAAAAATGAAGTTTTATTGAGAGCAGTAAATAGGACGAAGGAATATTTTAATATTGATACTTGGCAAGTAAATCAACCTATTGTTATTGCTGAAGTACTTGCTTCTTTATTGAAAGTTGAAGGAGTTCTTGGAGTAGAAAAACCAAGTGATGGCAACCCACTAGGTACTAATATTGTTTTTGAAAATAAGTATGATACCGCAAAAGGATATTCTGGAAATGTGTATGATTTATCTGATCCATTGGTTATGAGAAATGGTATAATATACCCATCTAAAGATCCTTCTATTTTTGAAGTTAAATACCCAACTACAGATATAGTTGGGCGAGTAATAGGAGATATCTAATGCATTATTTTGAATATGCTTCAGCAGATGCTACAATATATGAAGGTACAGTAACCCAATCACAAAATACTGGATTGGATGAAATATTAGAAATACGTAAAGATACTAATAATAATGCTAGTATAATAAATGTATCTAGAGCATTAATTAAATTTGATTTAACTTATGTTTCTAAATCAGTATCATCTGGATTAATTCCATCAGGATCTGATACAAAATTTTATTTAAATCTTTATGATGCAAATTCATCTAATTTAACTACATCACAATCTTTATATGCACATCCAGTAAGTCAATCTTGGACTGCTGGTGAAGGAAAATTTTACGATAATCCTGTAGATGAAGAAGGTGTTAGTTGGAGATATAGACACGGAGCAGTAGATGGTACTCAATGGATAAGTGGTAGTAATAATACAGGGGGAAATTGGTATAGTGGAAGTGGATATGAAGCTTCACAATCTTTTGAATGGGAAACTACTGATATGAGAATGGATGTAACTGGAATTATGTGGAGTTGGTTACACGGTACTATACCAAATCAAGGATTTATGGTAAAGAGAAGTGGTAGCGTTGGTAATTCTGATTCTGGAGCAGAGGAAGGAGATACCACAAAGTATGGACATTTTGCATTTTTTAGTAGAGAAACAAATACAATTTACCAACCTAAGTTAGAAGTACTTTGGAATGATCTCTCTTTTAATTCTGGTTCTCTATCACCATTAGTTTCCTCGGACTTAGAAGATTTAGTAGTTTATATGAAGGGATTAAGACCTGATTATAAAGAAAGTTCAAAAGTAAAATTTAGACTTGTAGGTAGAGAAAGATATCCAACTAAAACATATTCTACTACAACTGTTTCTGATAATGTAACAGTTAAATATTTACCAACTGCTTCGTGTTATTATCAAATAAAGGATGCATTAACTGAAGATGTAATGGTACCATATGGATCTGGTTCATATATTTCATGCGATAGTTCAGGAAATTATTTTAATTTTTGGATGAATGGATTACAAGCGGAAAGATTTTATCAAATAGAGTATAAGGTTGTAAGTGGTAGTGGTGCTAGTCAAACAGTAAATTATTATGGTGGCGATTTTAAATTTAAAGTGAGCAGATAATGCCGTACAATAGAGAAGAAGCATCCCATACTTTATTTGTTCAGAGGTTAGTGGGTAAAGCTAAAGGAGAATATTTAAAAAGTATAGAAAAAGCTCTTACAGATTTTTATAATAAAAAGAAACAGTCTGGAGTACCATTTAATATACCAGCCGTTATAAATGAACCACCTACAGACGTAAATGATAAATATATACTGTATCAAGATCTTAATACTTTAGAGTATTTACAGAGTATAGATTTTGACGCAGGAGTTTGCAATATGATAGTATCTGCTCTACATGAAAGAAAGCTAGCCAATCCTATACGTGCACAACGAGTTATTAATACCAGATTTGAACAGGCTGACCAAATACTTACAAGAGAAGATATGGAAGAAACATTACGTCAAAAAGAAGAAGGTTGGGGCAATGAAACAGACGATATAGTAGAAAATAAAGATTTTGGATAAGTAGGTAAATTAGATGAGTTTTTTATTAACAGGCAATCAAAAAAGTAGTGTCAAGTTAAATACAGAAGTCCCAGCTACTTTATTTGGCAATGCTACAAATGGATCTCTTGGTACAAAAGATTTCATATTATGTACTGCTGTACAAAATAATGCTGTTATTTTAACACAAAAAATTCCAATAGATAATGAAGTTGGAAGTACGTATACACTAAATTTAGCAGAAGAAGTAAATAGTAAAGGAATAACTGGCGGAAGTGTTACATTAGAATATGATCATTTGAGATGTGTAGCTGGTAGTTATAAATCTTTTTATGTCGATGAAGATGCAGAATTGTATTTTGGAGATGTTGTTGAAGCTCATGGAAGACTTTATAAGGATACAGTATCACCACCTAATGATGCACTCGGTAGCGCTGGACAAGTAAATACATTTTTAATACAAAATGAATCAGAACTACTTTTACAAAAAAGGTTTACATATGAAATAGCTGGAATATCTCCAAATAGAAAAGAAGTAAAGATACGATTAAAAGACGGTTTAGAAGACAATACACTTTATAGAGATCAATTTAATGATTTTAAAAGTGATGTTGCTGATATAATTAATTTTAATTCTACAGATATTTCTTATGTTGGAAGTGAAGATAGTAGTATTATTTATGGTATAGATAATAAAATGCTTGGGTCACCTTTGTTTGTAGATTTCATCAATAGAGCAAACACAAATGAATATAAACTAGTTGCTCATATTCCAGAGTTTTTCGTAACTTCAGAAAAAGAAGTTGAAGTTACAACAGTTTCTACAGAATTTTTTCAAGAACCTGAGCCATCATTTATTCCAACCATGCAACAATCTCAAGATTCTGAATATGGTCAATGGACTTATTTTACAGATTATACTGGTGGTAATAATAGTGGATGGAAAGTGGTTGGAGAAGCATTTGATGAATATGGGAACTACATACTTTCAAATGCATTAACTAATGGAATGCCATTAGATGTTGCTGCTGACCTCAGTGAGTTACAGAAGATTGATGCATCAGCTACAGAACCCTTGATACCAGAGCAACCACTAGAAATTGTTAATCCAATGGCCAATGGTGAGCTTTATGGTGCTGTTAGGCCATTTATTGCAAATGTATCTGATGATAACGGTGGACCAGTCTATAATATAATGGTTTTTAGTTCAGCTTGGACTAATTGGTTCATGACTAATGCTGCTGGAAAGTTTTATCATCCTGAATATGGTAGTTCTATACCACCAACTCACAGCGGAGAAGGATCGTTATTTGCTTACTTAGTAGAAAAGTGTGGATTGACAACAACTAATGTAAATGGCCAGCTGGGAGTTCCTACATCTTCAATTGGTGACGCGGGGTGGGAAGAAATAGCTGATGAAATAACTGAACATATAGTAGAATTAACAAGTAATTATCTATATGTTAATCCAGACTCACCAAATTATCTTAGAGAAGTTGAGACTGTAGAAACTACTACTGAATACGAGTATGCTCCATTTAGATCAAAATTAACAGGTTGTAAATTACTAAATGCGGGGGTTCAAGATTTTGGATCACCAATTGTAGTCCCTGATGATCGGGTAGAAACCTTTTCAGTAGTTGATAGTCCAGAAGAATATGCTTTAAAACAAGAAATTGAGTATGAATATTTAAATCCTAATATTCACGAAATAGAACTTATAGTACGAAAAAGAAATATTTATGATTTATCTTATTATGCGTTAGTAGGAATGTCAAATTTACATCTTATTGTAAATAAAAGAGGAGCTTCCAATGATATGATGCTCATGAAATTTATTAACCCATTACCTACTAATGTTAATTTAGGAGCAGACATATTTTTTGTTAGAGAGGTTATGAGTCATAACTCATATGATGTTAATCTACGAAATTATATTCCACCAATATTACCGCGCACAATTTTAAAATTACCTGGTGGGAGTGTAGGAAATCTTATTGAACAATCTGTTAGACCTAGGTCTACAGAATATCAATCTTATGATGATTTATTATTAGTTAGCAGTTCATTATCTAAGGACATAGAGAGAGATATAGTAAGTGGATCTATAAATGAAGTACGATTAAATATAGATTATTCTAACCAAGGTAATTTTATTAAATTTAGTTCTGCTAGACGTAGATTGGAAAACTTTAAAACTAAATTATCAAATTTAGAATTATATAATGCTTATAGTCAGTCCATAGCAGGGACTTATTATGATACGGGTTATTTAGGAAATGCTGCAAATACAGTGATAGAAAATGCTGGATCAGATGCTAAAAAGTGGGAAGTTGCTAGTAGTGAAGTTATAAATAGTTTTGATGGATATGAGAGATATTTGTATTTTGATAGTGCTTCTTATACTTCAGGAAGTGATGGAATTTTTTATGAAGCATCATGGCCTAAAACTAATAATAATAAACCATATTCTTTATATGAAGTTTCATCATCACAGGGAGTTGAATGGTATAATTTAAATTATACAAGTGCGTCAAATTATGATCGTGAAAATATTGATAGATTAATATATCATTTTCCTGATCATATAAGAAATGATCTTGATAATGAAGATTTTTTAAAATTTGTAGATATGTCTGGACATCATTTTGATAATTTAAAAAATTATTTAGATAGATTTGGTCAAATTTATGAGATTGATGAATCATTAAGTAAAGGATTATCTAAACAACTTGTTTATCCTGTGGCTAAAAGTTTCGGTTGGAATTTACAAGGTGGATATGATTTAGCAAAATTAGATAAATACTTTTTTGGAAAATCTGTAGATCCTGTAAACAACTCAACAAGTATTTATGCTAGTTCTTCATTAGAAGACATTTCACGTGAAATATGGAAAAGAATAATTGCTAATATGCCATTTTTCTTAAAATCAAAAGGAACTGTTGAATCATTACGAGGGTTAATAAATTGTTATGGTATACCATCTACAATACTAAGAGTTAGAGAATATGGTGGACCAACTATTACGGAAGTAGAACCTATATATGAAATAAGTAGGAAGTTTACTAAGGCGTTAAATTTAAATGCTGGACAGTATGTTTCAAGTTCATGGTCAACTACACTTGGACTTGGTGGTACTGAGGTTCCAAATAGTACTGAATTTAGGTTCAAAACAGTTTCAGCTTCTAATATGACTATTGTGCAAGGTGGTGGAAATAGTGGTAATAACTGGGGCATTCATTTGAGAGATAATGGAAATAATACTGGTAGGTTGGTATTTAGTTTATCTGGGTCTGCTGGAGATGATACAAAAGTTCCAAACACTGAAGAATGGGGATTAGGAACTGGAACTTACGCAACTATGTCTACTTCTCCATTACAAGTATATAATGGTGATTATTGGTCTGTTCTTTTAAGGAGAACTAGAACGGCACATGATGAATTGATTGGAGACGTTTTTAATACAAGTAGTTTTGGTGAATCTACATCTACTACTGGATCTGGTACTGACATTTCACCATTTTTCGCAACTTTCAGTGGGTCTAGATCTGTACCATTTGCGTGGGCATCTCATGGAACATTATTAATTAATAGTGCGTCAGCTTATACTTATGGAGATTCTACATATTCATTAAAGATGACACAAGTTACTGCTTCACAAGGAATGCAAACATACCCACAAAGAAATCCAGTTAATATTAACGGGTTATCTGGAACAAGTATTGCAGATTACGGTCATCAGGATGCAGCACAACAGACTCACAAAAGTGGAGATGGAAATAATTATAGAGATGCAAGATTTGTTTCTGCTTCAGCGGGTGATACGTTTGAATTTTCAGTATACGCGAGAACAGAAACTGGAAATGCTATGGTTAGGTTAGCCGCGACGGAGTTGATTGAAGATGGTAGATCAAATACTTCTCATAATAGTAGTTATGTTGGAATAAATACAGATTGGAAAAAGATATCACATAGGTTTATAGTTGAAGGTTTAAATTCAAAATATATTTCAATAGGGCTTAATGTGCGGAAAATATTTGGAGCTACAGGAATAGATTCTATCAATCCTCCAGTATATTGGGATAATGGGACATTTAAACAACTTATAGCTGCAACAGTAGGTTCTGCAGATGCATATAGATATGAATTGATTGCAAAACAATGGGATGGTACTCGTGATACGTTACGTGTACAAGATAATGTCTCAATGGATGTAGTTACTGCATTTTCAAGTTCTCTTAATAACAGTTTTAATGAAACAGGTTCGTTATATATTGGTGGTTATACAACAAAAGATTTTGGGGGACACTTTAGTGGATCTATGATGGAGTTTAGGTTATGGAAATCAGATTTGGAAGAATCTGCGTTTGATAGGCATGTAGAAAATCCACAATCTTTTGTAGGAAATAGTTTAAGTGCTTCTTTTGAGGATATTGCTTTACGGTATAGTTTTAATGAATCTAAAAATCATAATAGTGATACATCTGTTAGAGATACTTCGACTGATCAATCTACACCAATTGCTGGTATAGCTACGGGTTTTGCAGATGCAACAAGTTATTCCGATGTAGTAGATAGAACAAAATTTTTATTACCAAAATTGGGTGGAATTAGAACAAGTGCGAATAAGGTAAGGATCGAAAATGCTGAATATATTGATAGGATTGGGGAGAATATAAATTTAAGCCCAACGAATAGAGTTGAAATTTCATCTTATGATAGATCTCCACATGATTCAAATAGAGTAGGAGTATATTTTAGTCCAATAGATGTTATTAATCAAGATATAATAAATCAATTATCAGATTTTAATTTTGATCAATATCTTGGAGATCCAAGAGATGATGATAAACAACAATATAGAGATTTAGAATCTGTAAAATTAGAATATTTTAAAAAGTATACTGGAGCTAACAATTTCTGGGATTATTTAAGAGTATTAAATTATTTTGATCATTCATTATTTAATCAATTAGAATCTTTATTACCAGCAAGAAGTAAAGCGGTAGTTGGAGTATTAATAGAACCTAATATATTAGAAAGAAATAAACAGCCTAGAAATTATCCAACATTTGAAAATACGTACTTTGAAGAAACTATTAAATTAAAAGAAGAAGATGGTGGGTTTATTTCACAGAGTGCAGAGAACAATTATTTTGAAGTTACTCAAAATGTAACACGCTTTGATAGAGAAATGGATGAAGATTCTTCATATGATTTTTATTCAGATAACCAATATTATGAGACAACTATTTCTGATTCTATTCTTGATAAACCATCAATGAGAGATTTTAATAGAGTTGATAAGTTTGGTTGGGTCGGAAGAAATTATATGACATCTAGTATAAATGTAGGAGGACCAATAGGAGTTTTTACAGAATCAATTGTTACGGTGCATAATCAAAGACTTTCCACATTTAATAAAAAAAGATTGTATATTTATAATAGTAAAGAGGAATTTTTACAGGGAAGTGCTAGTTCTGTTTCTTTTGTAACCTCTAGTTTTGAAAAATTAACAGAATATTCAACTGGGTTACGTAGACTTACTTTTGAAGGTAGTAAAAATACAAATAAAACCGCATTACCAAGTATAGATTCAAATGGTAATCAAACTTATGATGCAGTTACTTATATATTGACGAACCCATATACGTTGGTTAGCGATGCAAGAGAAAGTGTACAATTAAGAACTGAGTTTGATCTAGGAAATGAAAATGATTAATAAACTTAACTTATATATATTTATAGATAATAGAGGTTATCTATGATATTTTATCATAATCGGAGAATTTAAAAAATGGCATATTTGAATAAAACATCACAAGTGTTAAAAGCAATTCTTACAAATAAAGGTAGAGAATTATTAGCACAAGGAAATTTTAATGTTACTCATTTTGCATTGGCAGATGATGAAATAGATTATGCATTATGGAATACAGGACACCCATCTGGATCAGATTATTATGGAACTGTTATAGAAAATACACCACTATTGGAACCAGTTCCAAATGAAACAAGTGTAATGCGGTATAAACTTTTAAGAGATACTACGCATCTAGATGTAAGCGCTGGATTTAAGATGGCTGTAATTGGAGGTACATTTTCAAATAGAGTAAATGACACTGCCAATAACGGAATTTTAAAGTTAAATTGGAATAATGGTGTTCCTTCTGGTGACGAGGATTCTTTAGATGCAACTACTTCAAATTTAGTGGCTGGTGCACAAAATGAAGCATATAGTTATACGTTATTAAATACAAATATAGCATTTTTATATTTAGAAGACGAGGGAGAACAATCCGCTGGCCAATTTGGGGTTCAAACTACTCCACAGGCACAATCTCTAAGATTTAGGCAATCACAAACATTAGTTTCACCACCAGGTCGGACGGACATGAAGATTAAAGCTAAAAGAATTACAACTTCTCAAGATGCATCAAAGACAACTTGTATTATTACTGGGTTAACATCTGGTGCAACTGCTGCATTAACAATTCAAGTAAATTACGTGGCCTAATCAATATGGCATTTTTAGATAAAAGTGTAAGTGTATTTGTAGATGCAGTTTTAACTGAGGTTGGAAGACAACGACTGGCAACTACTGGTAATCTAAATATAAGTAAGTTCGCAGTATCAGATGATGGTGTAGATTATAATCTTTTTGATATTACTAATTCTCAAGGTGATTATGATAAAGTAATTTTAAATATGCCATTGTTAGAAGCAACTTCACGAACGGTGGGAGTAACAGAAGCTGGTACAAATTCAGCTATGAAGTATCCATTAATAGATTATATTGATGATACAGTTGATGTTGTAAGTATAACTGGAGTTCCAGTATCAACAGAAACGAATGGTTCATTTGATTATGCAGTTATTTCACCAACAACAGAAAATTTAAATGAAGATGAGTTGTATACCTTTACATTAACAGATGATACTTATGTAGATATTTTTGCAGATGGTCAACTAATAAACGTTACATCAATTGGTCAAGAATTTGACGAGGATAATTAAATTATGGCAACAAAAACAGTAACAGGTAGAAAATTTATAATAATAGCTAGACCAGGTATTAGTAGTAATTCCAGCACGTTTCCACAAAAAGTTGCACAACTTTCTGGACATGGAACTACTTCAGGTAAGGAATTTTCAGTGAATATGAAAATAAATGCTGGAACATCAAAGGCTAATATAAATGGTCACTTTTTTGCTGAAGATGGTACGTTGCTTGCACCACCGCCACCGCCGCCACCACCGCCTGTAGATCCACCTGTATATCAAAACCCAAATACCACAACATCAACAACGCAACAACGAGATACTGGTGGTACCTGTTTTGTTGGTGGAACACGTATTCAAGTACCGAATGGTATAGAGTATATTGAAAATATTGAAGTTGGTGATGTTGTAAAATCATTTGATGTAGGAACAAGTTCAGTTGTTAATTCTAAAGTAACAGAAACATACGTTCATAGTGATAGGGAGTATATGATTTTAAATGGAATTATTAAAACTACTTCAGTTCATCCATTTTATTCTGATGGTAAGTGGATCGAAGCTGGAGATTTGACAGTTGGTGATAAAATACTTCATGTAGATGGATTGGTACATACGATTAAGACAATTGAATTAAGTGATTATAGAGTAACAGTGTATAATTTTGAAGTTGATGGAAGTCATAATTATTTTGCTGAGGGATATTTGGTTCATAATAAACAAGCAAGCGATCCCCCTTTATTGTAAGGTAATAAAATTTTAAAATTTAATAAAAATAGGAGAGTTTAAAATGTCATATGTAGTAGGCACAAGCGGGGTATTTAATACCTTTCAATCAGAAGATGTAGTGGGTAATAGAGTTACTACTGTATCAAGTGGTATATGGTCTAGTGGAGGAACTACCCTAACTTCAGGATCAACAACGTCTGGATTCTTTACATCTTCGGCGCAGAGCGCGTCAAGTGGTGAGTATTATGTTGATGTACATCAAGAAGCAACATCTTCATCAACTTCAGAAGTTCAATTCAGTATAGCGTTTGGACATTATGCTGGTAGTGGCTCATTAAACGCCACTGATGGTACAAATGCATCTTTAGCTATACACTCACAACTTAAAAATGTAATTGTTTCTCCTACTAATACATATTTTCAGTATGGAGCGGATGGTTCGGAATCTAATATATCTGCAGCTTACTTTATATCAGTAGCTAGATCGCGTATGAGAGAAAAAGTAGATCCAGGTAATTGGGAAATTAGATTGGCAGGAATGGGAACTGAGACTTTAAATTTAATTGATGATAGTGATGCTACTTTGAATTCAACTGTAGCTGCAGGACAAACATATTTTAATATTGTAAGTGGTAGCATTTCAACAGGTGCATCAGTATATAAATTGGATGGAACAGCTAAACAATACTATGGTAGATTTTATCCATATTTAGGCATTTGGGTATTAGATGCTGGTCAACTTGATAAGAATCAAGGTGCAACTTTAAAAGGTATAACTTTAGCAGGCGCGTATAGTGTAAATGCTAATGATGCTAATCACATTAAATTATTAAATAGATTTACTGGTGAAGGATTTGTAAGTGGTTCTGGATATTTTCAAGCAAGACGTGAAGAGGCTATTAAGTCAACTCACTATTTTTGTAGAGTTGGTAATGGTAGATATAATTTCAGTCAAAATCCAACTTATTATTCCACTCCTAGTGGAGATTTAGTAAATCCTAATTTTATTACAGATCCACGAACGTATATAACTACAGTAGGATTATATAATAATAATAGTGAACTGTTAGCTGTAGCTAAACTTAGTAAACCATTCTTAAAGACACCAGCGAGAGAAGCCGTAATAAAAGTAAGACTTGACTTTTAAGTGAGGTGAGATTATGTATAAGCCGATTGGAGAAGGCAATGCTACAATCACACCGTTTAAAGTATATAAAGAGTAT